TGGGACTGCCGTACGCAGCGACTGGTAAACGAGCGGTTGCAAGGCTTTGTACACCTGGGCGACCAGACGGGGAGCAAGCCCGGCGAGGCGCTGCTGCAACTGCAGCAAGGCGGAATCGTCAATTTGTACCTTGATCACAGCGCCAACCTCCGATACTGGCTGAAGATGGCCAGTGAACGCGGCGGAACGTCACTTATGTCGAACGAGATGGTGACCTGGCCGCTCATGCTGTTGGATTTTTCGCCGATGCGAACGCGCTGGCGATAGGTCAAGGCAAATGCCTCAATTGCTGCCTGTTTCAGATCAAGCGGCACGCTGGGATAGCCCGCCGCATAAGAAAGCTGGACATTCTGCACACCGCGGCAAAAGCGAAAGCCACGCAGCAGAATGCGGCGACCGTCCCACAAGTAGCCCGCCGTTGTAGGAGTTGTCGCGGCCTGAATGCTTACGCCATCGATGCTGACGCTGCTGACAGAAACAATTGGGAAGTTGCGCGGGAGTAGCCGGTCCGAATCATTGCCGTCATAGTTTTCCGTCAGCGGTCCGAGCACCGACGACAAAATGTGCGGACGGTCAATGTACTGCAAAACTTGCAGACTGGCGTTGGTGATAAGGCTTTGCAGAGTGACATCATCGTTGTTGCCCTGGTTGGGCAGCCATGCTTTGAGTTCTGCAACATTGCAAAGATCGTCAGGAGCAGCAGCCATTGGTACGCCTCCTATATGGTCAACACAACGTTCCTCCCCACTCGCGCGCTGATAACAACGCGCGCTCGCTTAACGGTCGTCGGGATGACGTAAGACTTCACGCACTTTTTAAAGAGCGTTTAAGAAACAAAGAAAAGTGTTTAGAGGAAGGCAGTCTGGGCAGGGGAACCTCAGACTGCCTCCTTCTCCTTCAAAACCTGCTGGTTGGCAGGCGAGGAGCATCAGCGGCGATTCGGGACAATCAAGCCGCCGATGAATCGTTTATCCGTTGGCGACGTTGGCAATTACGCCAAGCGAGAACGGTGCACGGCAGACAAGGACCTCGTCGGCATAGACGCCATAGACATACTGGCGCGAGACGACGGGCCACTCGATCTGGTAATAGTCACGGCGGCAGCGGACAAAAGAGACGTTGTCCACGCCGGAAAGCGGGTAAGGAATTTCCGAACTGTTGAAGAAGATCGTCCCGGGAGCGAGGTTAGGATGGATACGGATATCGAGGAACTGCTGCGTGAACTTGTTCCAGTACTTGGCGATACTGGCGCCGCCCAGCAGAGCAGGCTTGTCGTCTTCTGATCCAGTGCCGCCTGGCAAGGTGAAGCGGAAGAGCGGCACGCCACCGGAAGCAACGATCTTCTTGTTGATGTTGCGGGCTTCCTGTGAGTTCGCCCATATTTCCGTGGGGCTAAGGCGCTTGTTGTCCCAGAACCACTGGAGCGCCGTATCAATTTCCACGATGCCGTTGGCCTGGTCGGCGGTGAGAGTGTTGCCGTCGAGCGAGGTGAAGTAGCCAGCATTGGACTTCAAAGCCTGTGTGAGAAAGCCATCGAAGACCAGAGAATTGGCTGATCCGTCCGTGCTGGAGTTTGCGGCGTTGGCCAACTGCGTGCCCGCAACAGGAGCACTGATGGTGACCTTATTGACAGTTGTAATCGTGTTGAGAGTCGCGGTTGCCGCGCTGGTACCGATGTACCAAGCGTATCCTGCCGCACCTTTCACGGCCGGCACAGTAGCTACCACAGTCTGCTGACCAGCGGTGGTCACGGCAGCCGAAGACGCAGCGCTGATGGCACTGGCGCCCGCGCCATACTGCGTGGAGGTGCCGTCAATGTTTACCCGCGTTACCTGACCGTAAGGCACGCCGCTAATCGAGACAGTCGCATTGGCGAGCGCCCGTGCAGTGAGGGCCGTGACGAAAACAAGGAGGCTCAGTCCGGAACCGAGTGTTCCGCCGTTGGCTAAGGCAACAGTGGGTGCGAGAGGCGTTCCAAGCGGCATGGAAGCATTGCCGTTGAGAATCACATTCTCTTCACCGATCATGACCGCGCGGAGCAATGACTGAACGAGAGTTGCTTTGTTGTCGAACTCTTTGCCGCCCGACCAGACCGCTTCCCAGTCGATGGAAGCTTCAAGGCCAAGACCCGCGTACGATGCAACATAGTCCTGCTCAGTGACGCTCATTTCCGCCGAGCGCCGGCCCGGGGCAACCCCGAGTTCGAAACCCTGGGTGTTGACGCCGGTGATGGCCTTCCAACGCGTCGCGAGATCGCCACGGTCACTGAGCTGGCGAGGAAGACGGTTACGCAGCGGCGTGATGACCGGATAAAGCTGAAGCGCCGGTCCGCGCAGATCAAACGCGTTCAAGTTGCCCGGCGCGCCGCTGATGGTGGCCTGGCTTATGGTGGTTTTGTTCAAGGAGGACAGGTCCGCCTTGTTGAGCAGATCGAACGTCTGCTGACTGAGATCGCCAAACATTTTTCTGTTCCTTTTCTCCGCTAGAGAATTGCGGTTGTTGAGGTGAATTCGATACCTTAGCGGCTAAAACCGGCTGGGTACTGGCAATAACCGCAGGCATACATCTACCCCAACACGCGCAAACTCGGCGCGCGCTGGGAGCCCCATAAATGCCTGCTCCACCCCGTGCTGGAAACAACGCGAGCCGGGTGGTCGGGAGCGCCGCTCTAGCGCAGGTAGACGGAAGCCGGCTGAGGTTTCTGCAGCGTCTTCTTCAGTAGTTCGTGGACGCTGGGCTCGCCGGCGGACTTGGCCAGTGAGGGCCGGACATCGTCCTCTTTGGTTATGGTGTGCGTGGGCACGCCAGTGCGCGCCACGCGGCCTGCGGACTCCTGCGGCGAGACAAATTTTTCGACGAGTGAAAGGAGATTTGTCAGCGAACGCTGGATCTCCTGGTTATTGCTCTCCATTTCGCTGCGCAAGCCGGCCACTTCCTGCTCCATTTCAGCCAGCTTGGCGAGCGCAGATGCGGAACTGGCCCGCGCCTTTTCCAATTGCGCTTTGTCATTTGCTTCCAGCATTGTGTTTTGATCTCCTGTCTTTACTCCGGAACGGGGACCGTCCGGGATCTTTTGCATTTCCGCCGAAGCCGAACGTGTGGCGTTATCGGCAGCGCCGTCATCGAGCAACGCGTCCATGTGGGTTTCCGCTTCCTGGTGGCTTTGCGCCATTTTGTCCATGCACGCTTTTATTGCGTCCAGATGAGCGCGCGTGGCTTTGGAATGGCGGGCACCAATCTTGAGAGCTTGGTAAGTGCCGGCTGCGGCTGTGAATTTGCGGACTTCGCAGGTGCCGTCAGCTTTGACGGCTGTGAAGTGCGCACCGGGCATGCAAGGGTTATCGACGACGCTGATCTCGACGGGATTGGCGGTGAAGCGGACATACTCGCCGTCCTTCCATGATTTGACATAAGCGCCGCCGATGCTGAAGCCGGTGTATACGCCGAGCATGCATTTTTGCCAGGCGACGCTGTCAACAATGCGCGCGCCGACGCGGATTTGCTTCAGATCGTCGTCAAAGGCAATTGCAACGAGTTTCCCCACGGCGCTGGGTTCGTGCATTTCACGAACGTTGCCCAGGCTCTTGCCGTCAGTGGCTTTGGCGATTTCGTCGCTCCAGTTTTTGAAGTAAGGCTTGGAGGATTGGTAGTCGAAGATCTCGCCTTCTTTGTCGACGACTTCAGCGGTGGCAACGCCCCACACTTCGTGTTTGGATTCGTCGATCTTGGCGATCTGGGCGAAGAGGTTCAAGGATTTCATGTTTGCTCCAATAGGAAAAGGCAGCCGATGGCTGCCTTGGTGGTGGGTCTTGTGTCTTCAATCTTTGCTATTCGTCTTTGATCGCGAGAGGAAATATTCCTGTGGTTGTGATCACTGCGTTGCTCATGCCGACTGGATGCTTGCCCAGGGTTTCGCGGACTTCGTCGATGGAAAGCACGCCCGCGCGAACATAAATATCATCAATCTTTGCCTGCTCAAGCGGGTTCAAGGTGCGGTCCTGCTCCCAGACAAATTCGATATCGCTGAAGCCGAAGTGGCGAGTGACGATGAAGTTGATGGTGTCGGCAAGGTAGCCGAGGATTGGCACCAAGCCTTCGGCGGCGGCCTGCTCGACGCTGGTTTCGGCGGTGGCGCGGTTCATGACGCTGACAAATTGTTGCGGCGAGAGGCCAAAGGCGTAACAGACGATGCGGGTGATCCATTCGTCGAGCGCGTCCTTCAGCATGGGGTCGCGGGTGAACTGGAGATTGCCGCACTCAGGAACGAAGGTGATGCGGCGGCGGCGAGCAGAGTTTCCGGCCAATGCGCTGTCAAACCATTCCTGAAATTCGCTGATCTGGTCGGCTGACCACTCCTTGGGGACCTGCGCCACGGCTTCAGGCACGTTGCCTTCAGTGTAGTAATTCAACAGATGAATCTGGCGGCGCAGACCGATGTTGATGGTGAGAATGATCTGCTCGACCGGCGAGAAGCCGAAAAACTTGTGGGCCCGCACATTGCGCGGACGATAGATAAGCTGGTCAGAGGTGAAATCGACGGCCGGCAAGCCCTTGAGGATCTGTTGGTACGCTACGCTGGGCGGCGCGGGCGTTCGACCCATGGCGTCAATCTTGCGGGCGATGGTAGAACCGTCGATGACTTCCAGAGCATAGAGCGACTTGCCCGGAGACCATAGCTCCCCTTCCTGAGAAACGATGGGCACCAGGACGGGAGCGTCGAGTACGAGGAGATCTTCGAGCAGGAGGCGAACCCACTGCTGCCAGCTATGCTCGCGATCAGGAGAGGAAAAAAAGTTCGTGAGCTGGGTGAGCCGGGGATCGCGCTCTTCATTGTCATTGCCGCTGATAGCACTGTTGTTGGTATTGGCGGCGCGTTTCGGCTGGCCGGGCTGCGACTTCAGGCGGAAAGCCCAGGGCATGCGGCTGACCTGGTCCTTGCGCGTCTCAATGCAGAGACGCACGAGATCGAAGGAATCGGCCAGCGAGCGCATCTGGTCAAAAGAAATGGGCTCCATGTTGCGAGGCTGGATGTTGATGTTATAGCCGACAGGGTAGTCGAGCGTGCGCGGTGGCGTGCCCGCCGGAGCGCTGGGCGCCATAGGCAGGTCGGGACCGAACCAGACGTCGAGGGTGCTGCGCAGCTTGCGCCCGACGCGTGCAACGAAGCTTCTTTCCAGAAGGCTTCTTTCTGGTGACCCAGGTTCGAGCTCTGTAAGTTTTCCGCCGTTGAGTGTTTCAGCCATAGTCAGGCAATCCCCACTTTCACGCCCATGACGGCGGAAGTTTCAATGATGAATTCAATCAGAACGTTTTTTCGGTACGCCGATTTCATGTGCTCATCCTGAATGCGCAGGCACTCATGCCAGCGGCATTGGCCAGCGTCATCGATGATGTATTCTCCTGTCCATTTCATTGTCGCTTCGCTCCCATTCATAATGTCGCTCCGCTCCAAACCGCTGATGCGTCTTCTTGCCTCAGACTCAATTCCGCACCTGAAGCAGGGCGCTCGGCGCCACACGGGCCTCGCGCCTCCCGCAGATCCAATTACCAGTCGCTTTGCTCCAAACCGTTTTTGCAGCGGCAATCGAGAAATCGATCGAATCAGTAGCCAACGATCACGCGGTCAGTACAGGTTCCGGCGGTGGCCACGTCATTCTTTTCAAAAAAGGAGACGGCCAGTTGCGGGAGGCGAACCGGCGCGCCAAGGGTGCCACTGGTTACGGTGGGAGCAAGTTCGCTGGCCAGGAATGCCTGCTGCGCGCCGGAGGCGATGTTAGTGGCAATGACATAACTGTTGTAGAGAATGAAATTTGGGCTGGACTGGCCCTGATCGTCGGCGGTGTAAACGCTCATGACCAGATCAAAATTCTGGGTGCAGGAGGCGAAGACGGTCATCTTGGTGGCATCGCCAAGACGGATGATCGCGGTATTGGGTGTTGCACCGCCGATGGAAGCGGGCAGGACCACGGCACTGTGCGCGAGATCGGTGGGCGAGTAAACCACGTGAGGCATGGGGCGCGGGAAAACGGGCTTGCCGTTTTTATCCAGTTCAGGAAACTGGCTGGACGTTTGAGAAAAGACGAGAAGCGTGGTGATGGACAGAAGGGCGAGGATTGCGAGGACGAATTTCTTTTTGTTCATGGTTATCTCATTTCAGGGGCTAAAGCCCTTGTATTTATTGCCGTTTACGGCACGAGTAAACTCGTGCCCTC